TCAAGCGCCCCTCAGGGCACTTTAGCAGCTATCTTCTATACATCTGGAGCAGCAGTTTACCCAACTGGAACTCTATTCACTAGTGGCTCGCCCGCTGGCGCTGGCATGAACAAGTTGTTTAACCTTGGCAGCACACCAGAAGTTACTCTTGAAGTATCAACAAGCGCCGGGGTCGTAGAGAAGAATACTGTTTCTCTTGATAATTCCTCTGTTAACTTTGTTAGAAATTCATTCAACACAAATCCTCAAGCGATTACTTACCGAAGGGCAGGTGTTTCTGTAGAATCTACTGTAGGCACAGAGCAATACAAGTATTGGCTCGGAGAAACATTTGAAAGAACAATTAGCGATGATGTAATTGCAAGTGGAGCCGAGTATTTGGCTGCTGTCATGCCTCTCAACAAAGCTGGCACCGCTGGCTACGCAAATAGACTAGAGGGCTTCCGCGAAGCACAGACCCCATGGTTTATCTCGCAGGACGTCAGCCAAGACACAGCTTCTTTTAGCCCTGCTAATCGCTCAAGGGCCAAGGCACTATTTAAGTTCGTAACTATTAATGGTCAAGGTGAAGACGCAAACAAAAATATTAAAATCTCGATTGCTAATATTAGACCATCTACAAACACAGCCACTCCATACGGCACATTTGATGTTCTGGTCCAATCTGTTGGAACAACAGCAGCCAATAATGCCGGATCTAGCACTGATCCTGAACTAATAGAGAGCTTTACTGGCGTAGACCTTAATCCGAATTCGGCCCGTTACATTGTACGTGTTATTGGTAACCGCTTCCAGCAGATTGATCAAACCACTACAACTCTTAGAAGCTATGGAGATTTTCCAAATAATTCACAATATGTGAGAGTAGTTGTTAGCACTGAAGTCGCTGCTGGTGGTGCTAAGGATCTCTTACCGTTTGGTTACTACGGAGTTCCGAAGTTTGCTGATGCAGACATCACTAATAGCGCAACAAGCGTCACAGATAGATATATCAACGATGGCGGCTTTGCTCCAACAGATGGAGGCGCAACTACTATAGTGCTTTCTTCCTCGTATTCCTTAACTTCTACAGCTAAGTTCCCGCAAATTCCAAAATCACATTTAACGGTCGCGAACTCAGCCGATGTCGCTAACTTCACAAGCTTCTTTGGAATTGACACAGATGCACAGGCTGGGTCATCAACTCCTAATGATGGCTATATTGACTACACAAGGTTCTTGGGTGCCAATGTTATTTCTTCTGCTGATTGGAACGACAATTATGGCCTATCAGCAGCAGGAACGGGTCTTACATACCAAGACGCATTCACTCTTGATGATGTTGTGTTAGGGACTAGTTCATATAGTTTTGATACCCCTCGCTCCAACATCGACAGTGCGATCTTCACTTCTGGTTCTAGAGCAGCCGGAACTTCATTCACAGCAGTTCCGGGCAGAGTTAACTACAAGAACATTCTTAACGCTGGCTTCAACCAGTTTACTGCTCCGATGTTTGGCGGCTTCGACGGCCTAGACATTCTAGAGCGAGAGCCACTTAGAAACAATCTTATGGCAGGCTCTGGTCTTGTAACTCCTGTGTCAAGAAACAACAACTATGTATTCAACTCTTACAGAACAGCAGTAGACATCTTGTCTAACCCAGAGCAATTTGATTACAATCTTATGAGCTTCCCCGGTGTTTGGTATACCGGCGTTACTGACAAGATTCTTGAGATATGTCAACAGCGTGGCGATGCTTTGGCAGTTATTGATCTAGAAGGTGGATATATTCCTCCTCACGAGGAATACAAGGCCAATGAAGCAGACAGGCAGGGATCAGTTCAGACTATTCTGAACAATATTGATACCAGAAACCTAAATAACTCTTACGGCGCTGCGTACTATCCTTGGGTAGTCGCACTGGATGCCCAAGCCAATATTCCAGTTCGCGTACCTCCTAGTGTTCCTGCTATCGGTGTTCTAGCTACAACAGAGCAGGTAGCCGACGTTTGGTTTGCTCCTGCTGGATTTAACCGAGGCGGTTTGTCTAACCGTGACGGCGGAATTAACGTAACTGGTGTAGATGAGCAGCTACAGGCTACTGATCGCGACAGACTATACGAAAGAAACATTAACCCAATTGCTAGTTTCCCATCAGAAGGAATTGTAGTATACGGACAGAAGACACTTCAGGCTACTCCTTCTGCTTTGGACAGAATCAATGTTCGTCGTTTGCTTATCTTCCTCAAGAAGGGAATCTCTAGAATCGCTCAGGGCACACTCTTTGAGCAGAATGTCCCCGCAACTTGGAGAAACTTCAAGGGAGACGCAGACACCTTCTTGGGTAATGTTAAGACAAGATTTGGCCTAGATGACTTCCGCGTCGTCTTGGACGAAACCACCACAACCCCAGACTTAGTTGACCGAAACATTCTTTATGCTAAAGTGTTTGTCAAGCCAACTCGTTCGATTGAGTTTATCGCCCTAGACTTTGTTATTACAAGATCTGGCGCGTCTTTCACAGACTGATACTAATTAATAAAGAATAAGGAGTTTTTATAATGACAGATATTACTGATTTTTGGACTTCAACTCAAGGTGCCGCCTTGGAGCCAAAGCGAGGTTTTAGATTTCGAGTTACTTTGTTTGATAAGATAATCTGGTGGGCAAAAGACGTAACACAGCCAGCGGCTAGTGTTTCTATCGCGACACATGACTTCATGGCTCACAAGTTTTACTACCCCGGCAAAGTAACTTGGACTGATGTGTCACTAACTTTAGTAGACCCGGTTCTTCCCGGCGCTACAACAGAGCTATTTAAGGCACTTGAGGACTCAGGGTATATTATTCCTTCGTCAGCCGACGATGGATTTTTCTCAATTTCTAAGGCAACCGCTACCAGCAACAGTGGCAACGTGCAGATCGAAGTTTTGGACTCAGAAGGCAATGCACTTCATACATGGACGCTAAACAATGCTTTCATAATGTCAATCACGCCTTCAAATCTTTCATACACAGACGAAGAGCTTATGACAGTAGCTATGACTCTTAAGTATGATTGGGCAACATATGCTGATAATTCACCAGAAAACACTGTTACCGATCCCCTCTTCTCCAAGACGTCGACGTCACCCGGTTAAATAAGTTTAAAAATCATAAAATAAATCTATTTATAATATAGAGGAGTTTTTATGACTTTTTGGACAGCAACCAAAGGCCAAGCCCTCCAACCAAAGAGAAAAGATCTTTTCTTAGTTCAGTTGGGGGGTATTTTTGGTAATCAAGACGTTTGGTGGGCAAAGTCCATCAAAAAGCCAAACATATCTTATCAAGCAAACGCAGGCCCCCAAGCTGGAACGTATTACATGGGCGCAGGCCAGAGCGGTCAAAAAGTAGGATATATCAATCCCGGTGGGCTAAATGCCTTCGAGCCAATTACCATGAACTTGGTAGATGTAGATACCGAAACTAACCCCGTATCAAGAAAATTAATGGAATACATGTTTAGGTCCGGCAAAAGTCAGGATTATTACGGAATCGAAAACGCTACCAGAGATATTGGAAACGTATTTATAGAACAGTTGGCTCATGGCCGTGATCAGTCAAGACCCAGCAGACTACAGGCAGTCGAGAGATGGAGACTATACCAGCCTTATGTTATCACAGCCAACTTTGGCGATCTAAGCTATGCCGACGATAATATTATTGATCTTAGTTTAACAATAGGCTATACTGGTTTCAAAGTAGAGTTCGTTTCTCTTTCCGGAGAAACAAGCGCATATACATTTGGCGAACAACCAATTGAAGAAGAACAAACATAAAAATGTCATTATGTGGTTGACATTTTATTGTTAGATGTTATATTATTAAATATACTATTGGAGTATAACTATGAGAGATAATAGTTCTCGTTTTGCGGCTCCCGAAGAAGCTGCCCCCAAAGAACCAAGCATGGAAGAGCAGCCGAAAGCTGTTGATCTAATGTCTTTTGTTGCCCCAACGCAGTTTGTGGAGCTTCCTTCAAAGGGAAAGTATTACCCAGAAGGGCATCCACTTCACGGCAAAGAGACAATAGAGATTAAGTTCATGACCGCCAAGGAAGAGGATATTCTAGCCTCTCAGGAACTTATTAAAAAGGGCGTGGTCTTGGATCGACTAATTAAAAGTATTGTCGTAGACAAGCGTGTAAGCCCTGACGACATGCTGTTGGGAGACAAGACAGCGATCATGTATGCCGCCAGAATTTCAGCATATGGTCCAGAATATCACACAAAGTATTTCTGCCGTTCTTGCTCTAATGCCATTGAACACACGTTTGACCTTAACGAAATTAAACCCAAAGATCAGGAAGATCTAGAAGTAGAATATGAAGACGGTCACTTTGTTTGCACAGCACCAGTAACTGGCGTTAAAGTTGCTCTACGACTTCTGACTGGCAAAGACGAAAAGGAAATGGCAGCTTTCTTGAAGAAAAAGAAGAAGAATAATGAGTCCATGGGCTCGCTTATAACGCAGATGTTATACATTATTCATAGCATTAATGGTGTTGATGCTAAGGTGCAAATTTATAACTTTATCCAAAACATGCCATTCAGAGATTCTAAATACATTCGAGAGGTTTATGCTAAGATTAGCCCAAGTATGAATACGCAAGTAGAAGTCACTTGCAATAACTGCTATGCTGAGCAGGAGGTGGAACTGCCTATGTCAGTAGAGTTTTTTTGGCCTAAGCAATAAATATATCGAAACCGTATATGAAGAGATATTTATCTTAAAGTATCACGGCCATTGGTCTTTCTTTGAAACCTACAATTTGCCAATTCCAATTCGTCGTTGGTTTATGAAAAGATTGGTAAAACAGAAGGAAGACGAGAAAGAAGAAATGGAAAAAGCTTATAATAACAAGAAACTGCCGGGATAACACCCGGCTTTCTTATTTAGAAACTATTTATTACGATGGAGTATAAATATGCTTTATGAAGAAGACGTAGAAGATGACAACACTGAGTCCGTTGCTCGGAGCTTAGAGTCAGATGAACAGGTAGTTATTGAAAAGTTTTCCCAAGACGCAGAAGAGTTTATTCGTTATGCGGCTAGGTTCCTATTGCTAACTAATGTAGCTTCGACATCTTCTTCTACTTTTAAAGAAGTTGCCGGTTTTCTGTTAAACTGGTCTCCACCCAAGGAAATTATCGAAGCCCTATTTAAGGAAGACG